GCTCCACACGACGTAGGGCGTGGGGGCGCCCTCGTCGGCCTGGTTGCGGTAGATGCGGCTGCCGGTGAGGCTCTGGAGCGTCGCATCGCCCTGCAGCGTCGCGGCCAGCCAGGCGTGCGCCGTGACCGTCTCGCTGCTCACGGGTGGAGCGCCTTCATCGCCTCGACGAACGCGGGGCGCACGGCCTCGGCGGCCGGGCCGAGGAACGGCCGCGCGCCCATGCGGCGGGTGCCCAGCTCGACGTACACGCCGTACTCGGCGCCGACGGCGACGACGGCGGCCAGGTCGTCGGGCCGCTCGTGCTCGGGGAGCATACGCGCCTGGCCGTTGGCGCCCTGCGCGGCCGACCGCGCGGCGCCGTAGCCGCTCTCCTTGCGGGTGCGGGTGTAGATGCTGTTGCGCAGCGCGCCCGTGTCGATCGGCGCGGCCTGCTTCGCCCGCGCCTCGACGTCGAAGGCGGCCTTACGGATGACCTCATCGGCCCGGTCGTGCAGGCTGTCGCGGAAGGCCTGCAGGCCTGCGTAAGTCAGGGTCGAGCTGAGGCTAAACATCAGAGCACCTGCACACAGGCGATCTCGCGCACGAACTCCCAGGTGCGCGGCCCGAGCGGCGCCGCCACCTCGAAGGTGCTGGGGCCGACGACGATGCGGTCCTGCGGCTGGACGTCGGTCCCGACGGGCAGCAGCACGATCCAGGCGGCCTGCGTGCCGAGCTGCGCGGCGACCACGCTCTCGTCCGGGCGGTAGGGCCGCGGCCCCACGGCGCACGGCACGGTGGCCACCGTCTGCCAGGCCATCGTGGTGCCGCCCATACCGTCCTGGGCGCCCGCGGTCGGCCGCTGAATCTCGGCAGTATCCGGGAGCAGCAGGGCGGCCTCGGCCTGGATGGCGGCCAGCTCACCAGTCGATAGCAACGGATCTCCAGTCGGGGAGGCCCTCGCCCCAGAAGTCCGCGGGCACGTCGGGGCGACTGAGCGGGATGCACTCGGCCCAGGCCTTCGCGCGATACTCGGCCGCCTGGGCGAGCAGGCCCTGCCGCATCTGCGAGCGCCGGAGGAGCTGCTGGTCGCTCTGGACGTCGTAGGCACGGGCCAGCTCGGTCGCCCAAGCCTCGCAGGCGTCGGCCGCGGCGCCGTAGAGGTCGTAGACGGCGCCGGTGATCAGGACCGGCGGCAGCGTGCTGACGCTGAACGTCCAGTGGCCGACGAGCGGGTCGCTACTGGCGGGCGTGAGCGGCACCCAGGCTTGATCGACGAGCTGCGCGCCGTCCTCCCAGTCGCCGAGCGTGCTGTAGTAGTCCAGGTAGTCGAGCAGCCCGGAGTTGGGCCGCGGCGTCGGCTCGGGGCGCAGCGCGGCATAGCGGACAATCCGCTTGTGCGCGTCGAGCCAGTCCTGGAGCGCGTCGTCGGCGAAGTGCTGACTAGCGCCCGCGGGATCGCCGACGAGGCGGCGCAGGCGGGTGATGAGCGCCGCCATCGTCTCTCGGGCCATGCGTCTCCTCGGTATTCCGCGCGGAATGGCGCTCGGCGGCCGCGGCCAGGTCCTCCAGGCCCCGGGCCAGCGCGTCGGCGACCTCGGCCGCACACTCTAGGCCCTGGGCGACGTGCCACGCGACGATCTCCGGGGGGGAGGCCAGGCGGAAGCCCTGCGGGAGCAGGACCTCCGCCTGGGCGGGGGCCACGGAGTGGACGGCGCCGCCGGGGTTGACCACGAAGCGGGGGGGCATTTAGCTCAGGACCACCGAGCCCGAGCCGGGGCGCAGCGCCACGACGCCGTAGAGGATGTCGTAGCCGACATGCACGCCGCGATTGGCCATGTCGTACTGGTAGAGCACGCGGAGGGCCAGGCCCGTCTCGGGATCGACGATGCTGGCGGCCTGCACGCCCGAGCCCGCGGGGAGGTCGCGGAACGGCCGCGTGGCCAGCAGCATGGCGTCGCGGTGGAAGGCCAGGTTCTTGGTGCTGTTCGGCGTGCCGTTCACGACGGGCACGAGCTGCGACACGAACACGTCGAAGCCGTACAGGCGGCCCAGCGAGCCCTCGGCCACGCCCTCGGGCCGCGCCATCGCCCAGTAGTTCTGGAGCGAGGCGTCGCCGAGCAGCGCGATCTCGTCCTTGTCGGACACGATCAGCGTGCGGTCCTGCAGCGGCACCTTGGCGTCGTTGAGGACCTTGCGCGCCGAGCGCACCGTCGCCGCGGTGATGTCGGTGCCGCTCGTGCCGACCGAGGTGCCCGTCAGCGAGCTGTAGAGCGCGAACAGGTCGTTCTCGACGGCGTTGCCGAGCGCGATGGCCGACGGCCGCACGTAGCGGTCCAGGAGCTGGCTGTTGGCCTGCGCGTTGGCGTAGTCCTCGACGATGAAGTCCACGTACTTGTGGTTGGAGAGCGTGACGCTCACCGTGGCGCCGCCGGTTGGCGTCTGGACGGTGGCCGCGGTGCCCTCCGTCTTGGACTGCGCGGTGAAGGTGCCCGGATAGGGGATGTTGAGCTGCTTGCCCTGCCAGCCGGGCTCGTAGTCGCTGTCGCGCGCCACGCGCCGCACCAGCACGATGTTCTCGCGCAGGATGTCGAGCGCCCGCTGCGCCCAGACCTGGGGAATAAAGCCCGCGGTATCCGCGGTGCTCCGGATGATGTTGGCCATCGGAGGTGCTTACCCTTCTACGATGCGGCCCTCGCGCAGGGCCGCCATGATCTCGTCCTTGTGCTCCAGGTAGAACTTGCGGTCGCCCAGCTGCGACGTGATGAACGTCCCGCCCGCGGCCTGGCCGCGGTTGGGATGCGTGGCCGACGTCGTGCTGGTCGGGGCGCCCTTGCCGACGAGCTGGGGATACTGCTCGGCGAGCTTGGCGACCGCCGCGTCGACGCCCTGCGGGTTGCCCGCCTCGTCGTACTCGACGTCCACCAGCCGCGCGGCCAACTCGGCCGGCAGCCCGGCCTTCGCCGCGGCGGTCACGATCGCGCGCTGCACGCGCTCCTGGCGGAGCTGCTGCTCGAGGGCGGTGGCGCGCTCGGCGGCCTCCTGGGCCTGCTTGGCGAGCTTCTCGCTCTCACTCAGCGCGGCGGTCTCGAACTCCTTGACCTTGCCCTCGGCGGCCGTGGCCCGCTTGCGGTACTCCGCGGCCTCCTGGCGCAGCTTCTTCACGTAGTCGGCGTCAAACGTCTCAGTCCGCGGCTCCTGGCCGTCGGTGCCGTTCGTGCCGCCCTTGTCGCTGGTGCCCTCCTGGGGCGTCCCGCTCGCGTCGCCGTCGCCCGCGCCGGCGTCGTCGCTGCCGCTGCCGCCCGCCATGAGAGGCAGGAAGCGCGCGCCGAGCTGCAGGCCGGGGATACCGTCGCGCGAGATCAGGGGAAGGGGCTCCTCGCCCATAGGTGACGTTCTCCTAGCGTTAGGCGCGCGTTCGGCGGTACTTAGTCGCGCCCGGGCTTGGGGTAGCCGTCCTGGATGCGGCCGCGCAGGATCAGCAAGCGCGCGAGCTGGACGTGAGTAAACGGGTAAGGCCAGCCCGACCAGATCGTGCGGCCCCACTGGTAGGGCGCGTTGTGATCGCCGCTGCTATAGCCGTCCTTGCTGCCCTGGCCTGCCTGCACGGCCGCTCCTGCACACGAAAAAACGCCGCCACCGGGCCCGTGAGAGGGCCGCTAGTGGCGGCGTCGTGCCGCGCTCGAGCAAATGACGATCAAATAACCCGGAGCCGCACCGGGCAAGGGAATCAGCGCCCGGCCTGTGGTCCCGTTGGGCTACTCGATCAAACAAGAACGCCGCCCACTCGCCCGATGAGGGGCGCGCATGGGCGGCGTCATGCCGCGTACAGAGGCAGTATGGCGGGTTCGCCGGATTCGTTCAAGGGGTTAGGACGTGTTGGCCCCCGCGGCGCTGCTGGTGGGCGGCGCGGTGGCCGTGCCGCCCACCTTGGCCTCGCGGTCCGTCGGGCGGAGCGCCTGGCCCCAGCTCGGGATCGCGCCGACGTAGCCGCGGTGGCTGTAGAAGTGCGCCCGCGCGTAGTCGGCGAAGGCCTCCGGGTCGAGGATCACCGCGTCGCGCACCTCCGGCTTGGCCTGGCCGTGCGCCGGGTCGGGCGGCAGCGTCACGTCGAGCGCCTGGTCTTGCCAGGCCTCGCCGAGCTGCAGGAACCCCTTCTCGATGAGGAGCGGGTCCTGCACGAGCGGGATCTCGCCGCGCGTGCCGTGGAGGGTCGCCACCAGCACCGCGCCGCCGCCCTGGTCGCGGATCTCCATGTTCTCCAGGTGCATGCCGCCTCCCTTCTGCCAGCCCCACGACAGGGCGGCCTCCACAGGCAGCATAGCACAGACCGTATGCGAGCTGGGATTACCCGACGCGGAGGTTATCGGCGGCCGGGGACAGGGGCTGCTCCACTGCGCGGGCACGCTGGCGCGCCTCCGCGAGCGCGAGCCGGGTGTACTGGATGCCGTGATCCCCGGGGTAGGGCGTGCGATGATCGTGCTCGCCCAGCCAGATGGGCAGCGGGATGCCCTCAGGGAACGCCGCGCAGCGCCGGCCCGGCCCCCAGCGCAGGTGGGCACAGGTGGCACAGACCCGACTAATGGTCGGCAGCGCGTCCTCGGGGCGGTCCATCTGGATAACGTCGGCCATGTTCACGGCTCCCGTCGGTATTCTACCCCAAGCTCGCGCGCGACGCGCATCCAGGTTTCGTGCAGATGCAGCGCTGCCGCCGCCTCTTCAGAGAGCTGGCCATCATTCACCGCGAGCAAGAGCTCCCGCAGCACTGTTTCCCAGTGCCGGCGGTAGGCGGGCGCCAGTCTCCGCCGGAAGAACGTCAGATCCCAGCCGCCGGCGGGACGCTGCATGATAAAGCGCCAGTCCGCCGTCACGGCCCGAATCTGCTGCAGATCCCCGATGGTGGCTACCTGCAGGTCGTCGAGCGAGAGAGCGTTCCCCCCCGGATGATTGTGGGTGAGCACGGTGGCGCGGAGCCGCGCCACCTCCAGCAGATCGAGCGCGATGTCGCGCTGGCCGCCGGCCTTGGTGAAGACCACTGCGCCGGCGGCGTCGAGGGCGTAGAGCGACTCCGTGGGGTTGTGGCGAATCCGCTCCTCGATCTGCCGCGCGGCGCGCTCCGCCGGGGGCATCGCGGA